CGCGAGTTCCAGGCTCCTGGCCCCCGTGGTGTCGTCGATGGCCGTGCTCTGATAATCCGGCGTCCGCTTCACGTAGGCGGTAAACGCGGCGGCCACCCGCATGGCCACCCGTTCCGATTCCCACGCATCCTTGAGGTCATAGAGCGTATTTATGGCCGCATGCGCGATGGGTACGCCACGGGTCTGGTGCAGGCGTCGCGTGAAGCGCACGTGCATCATGCGCTCGGCGGCTACGCGCTTCACCTGCGCTAGAGAGGCCGAGATGCCCTGGGCGCTAAAAGGAGCCAGGCTGTTGCCGGGATGCTGCAGGTAGACGTAATAGGCGAGCCGCCGGCCCCACGTGTCCGTCTCCACGCCGTGGATCACGGTGTTACTCGTGCTCCTCGGGACGACATCCATGGGCACGTAGTCCGGCTCCAGGAGCTCCAGCGAATAGGGGATGCTGGATGGATGCGGGGCCAGCGGCCCGTCTACGTGCTGAACGAAGACCTCCCCATCCCTTAGCCAGGTCCTGGCCACCATGCGCTCGGCCTCGGAGCCTGGGAACTGCCCAGTAATCTCCGGCCGCTCGTGCCACTCTTCCCACAGCTCCCGCAGGGCCTGGTTCAGCTTCTCCGCAGGGTCTCCGCCTGCGAGCCTGGCGCCGGGCTCTACGGTCAGACCGGTCCCGACGATGTTGTTGACGAGATCGTCGAGAATCCCGGTGGTGATGCCGTCGTTCTCCTCCAAATAGCGGGCCGTCTCCCGCAGGCGGTTGCCCGTGCCGGCCATAACGGCATCGCCTGACGCCCCGCTGCCGCGCTTCGGCCGCTGGGACGTGCCCTTGCCGCCCTCGTAGAGACGGATGGCTGACTCCAGCTGCTGGATTCGCAAGCGTTCTTGGAGCAGCTCGCGCTTGTCGCGGGCAACCTCAAGGCTGGTGCGGCGCCGGCGAGTCACGAGAAGGAGGCCCGGGCGACGCCGGGGTTGTTGGCGGCGAAGGTATCAGCGGCGGCCGATGACTGGGCGGTCAGGGTATTGACGACGCGCGTCCAGTAGACGATCCGGCTCCGGATGGTTGGCGCATCGGCTCTGGTGAGGGCGCGGTCCCCAATCGAGTAGCTCTGACCGGCCGCCACGGCCAGATCGGCGGCTAGCCAGGCGTCAAGATGGGTCTGCGCGGTGCTGACGTCCATGCCGGCACCTAAGCACAAACGTCGGAAAAGTCAAGCCCAGGATCCCCAGCGAGACGCTGCCTTCCCCAGCCTGCCGGCATCCCGGCGGTCGAGCACTCCGGTTGCGAGCGCCCGGGCCATCGGCAGGCCCCGGCGGTCGAGGCGATATGCCAGGGTCCCCGGGGAAATCCCGGCCGCGGCCGCCCAGGCGGTCAGGGTTAGGACCTGGCCCCGATACTCAATCCAGCGGCGGCGGGCCATCCCGTAGCTCCATGGGTGGCTGGTGTAGGTAGCCGTAGAACCAGCCGTGGTTCCGCGAATTCAGGAGCGTGGTGCTCTCCGGGACAATGACCCGCACGCCCCGGGCACGACAGAATCCAACCCAGTATTCGGCATTCGCGCGATCGCTCTCCCTGTCCTTTAGCTGCTCGTGGCTGTAATCGGCGCCCCACAAATGGATTTCCTTGACGCCGATGAACAGCGCGTATGCGAGCATGTAGGGGAGGGAATTGTGGAAGTAGGCATTTTCCGCCCCGACCTCCGTCACGACATCACGCAGAGGATATGGGAATACATCAGGGAATCCTTCGGTGTTGTCGCTGGTGATTATCGGGATTCTATTGCTCAACTGAGCGATGTGGCGCCCATATTGGGGATGCTTCGCGCTTTCGCCGCCCAGGTGATCCATGATAAACACCAGATCCCACTTGACCCGACCCCACAGCCAGTTGATTCCAGCGTTTAGGCCCCACAACTCGTCCACGTCATTATGGCGCAGATCGCGCTGTGGCTCATGCGCCGTCTGGACCTCGACCAGATCGAGCTTGGTGGGACCGAGACAAACGATGGCCACTCGCTTGGGATTCTGGCCAGTCGGGTGCTTCCAGCTCATCGAGTCATCCTCGGCACAACGTCGGTGCCGGTCAATAGCACGCAGTTAATGACAGGGCCATCGAATCCATACCACCGTCGCCAGAAGACGCACCGCTCGCGCATGCACGACTGCCGGACCAGGGGGCAGATCGGCTCAACGATTGAACCAGCCTCCGCCTGATTGCTGGATGAATCTTCCTTTCTCGGCCTTCCCCTTTTTCTCGGTAGCTCGGTCACTTTGGGATTCCTCATGCTGGTCTTGATCAGGGGGAGCCAGACTGACGCGAAGGCGCTGCCAGTCGGCCTTGCGATAGCGGTGCAGCCCGAGAAAATGGGCGGCCGCAAGGTTGTAGACGGTCAGGTCCAGGGCCTCGTTGCGGTCACGGTTCGCCTTGATCCACTCGATGCGCTTATGGCCTTTGATGTATCTCGCCAGCTTCCTCTCAGCCGTGAGCTGCTGGTAATACTCATCTGGGAGGTCGGTCGAGAAATGCTGGGCACCGGGCCCGGATGCCAGCCGGAAGCGGTTATAGACCCAGTCTTTGGCCGTATCAGCCCCAACCATCCACAATTCGACGCCGGCGCGGATCACACGACCGGAGCTCCTGACGTCCACATGAGATGGGCGCGCGGCGATGACCGGCCGCCCGGGCCGATTAGCGCCTTTCACCGGGATGATGCCTCGCTGGCGCCGATGCCGGCAATAATCGTAGACGTCCTGCGTGTTGTGGCCTCCGGAATCGACCATCGCGGCACGGATTTGCAGCATCCTGCCCGATGCGTGCCTGAGCGGCTGAAGTAAGACCTCGTCGAGCGCCTCCCAGGTCCCAGGATCGCTCGGGCTGCCGGAAATGATGTGATAGTCGACAACCCAGTGCTCCAGCTCCTCGCCCCAGGCCTCGGTCTGCAGCTCCAGCCTGTTTCCCTGGACGTCCACCGCGGCTGTGAGGACCAGACCGCCCGCCGGCACGGTGCGCAGCCGGTAATCTTCGGCCCGCGCCTGCAATACCTTGGGCGCGACTCGCTCCTCCGCATCGTTCCAGACGATGGCGAGCCGGGTATTGTAATAAACCTGCATCAGAGCCGAGTCGCCATGATTTAGCGCGGACTTCGCGGCATCGTACTCCTTCGCGAGGTCCGGCCAGGAGACCCACCCAAGTGGGGCATACAATGCTGACAGCCAGAATCCGGCTGTCTGGCCGTCCCCCTGCGCATGTGCGCGCCATTCGCCTCCGCGAAGCATTTTGGACTTGTTGGATTCTTCGATCAGCGCCTCACAATCTTTGCAGGCATACTGCACCCAGGAATAGTCAGGAGCCCAGCGCATGCGATCCCACTCTAGCGCCTGCATCGAGCCGCAATGAGGGCAAGGCACATAGTAATGGCGCTGGTCACTGGCGCGGTACAGCGCGTCGATCCGGGATATCCCCTCGATCGTCGGCGAACTCGTCAGGTATTCCTTGCTGCGTCGCCCGTAGGTCGACATCCGCTTACGCGCGAGCTCGATCGGGTCACCCTCGCCGTCGACGTTCAGGTCCCACCGGTCTATCTCATCGCCGTAGAAGTAGCGGACTGGTACCTCGGCCAGGTTCGCCGCCGATCCAGCCGTCGTGATGTACAGTGTCCCGCCCGCGAACTCCTTTGTGTCGAGTGTGTTGCGGGCGTCGCGGCTGCGCGGTGCCGCTACCTTCTCCCGAAGGGCCGGGATCGCCTGGATCGTCTTGCTAATGCGGCTGGAAACGCGCTTCGCCAGGCCGAGAGTCAGCAGGAGGACCAAGATATTGGCGGGCGCGCCGTCGATCATGGCGGACACCCAGTTGAGCGCCACCTGAGTTTTCGTCAACTGGCTAGCGATGCGCGCTACCACACGGCGAGTGGGGTCGGCCGGTGACAGGGCCTGCATGATCTCCCTGGCGAATGGTGTCCGCTCGACACGATAGGCACCGGATTCCGCGCCCTCCGGAATCCGCATATGCGCTTCGGACCATTGGTCGACCCAGAGCGGCGGATCCGGGCGCAGGCCGCTGCAATAGGCATCCCAGTACAGAGCCGTTTCGTAATCCGGGAGATCCTCAACTGGGCAGCTCACCACTCCATCGCTCTGGAGATGTCGTTCGCAGCCATCGAGCTCAGGTCATCCAGCGCAGAGCGCAGAGCGCGCGTCAGGCTGCCCTCGATTTCGGATGCGTCATCGAGGCCTACAAGCTCCGGGGCCAGCTTGTACGGCAGGCCAAGCAGCGCGTCGCGGGTCATTCGTCCCACCGTCATGGCCACAGCGCGGATTTTTCTGGCGTCTGCGGTTTCTCCCCGGGCCTTGGCTAGGTCGATCTCCGCCATCTGAGCAAGGGCGGTCTCGCGCCTGGCCTTGGCCTCCATGTATGAGAGCTGCCGAATGGGTTCCGGGTCATCTCTACGCGGCCCGGTGCGCTCGTCCCATTGACGGTCGGCGGACTCAGGATCAATGCAGCGGCGACCCGATCCCGGGACGCGGTCAATCCGGCCAAGCTGTAGCGCCTTGCGCACCGCCCTCGGGCTCACCCCGCGATGGCGGGCGTATTCCGACATGTTCATGAGCTGCGGCATTGGTACCTACCCGCCGGCCAGCGGCTAACGAAAAAATGTGCCCCCTGCGCT